TAAAAAACACTATAAGGATGATCTTACCGCAGAATTTATTAACACACTATTTTTAGTCATATGTAAATTTGTGTTTAAAGTATTATGTGTTTAAAATATAAAATATTATTTGTTTAAAATATAAAATATAATATCAATATATTTTATATGAAAGAAGAAATGATAAATAATACATTTACTTACCAAGCAGATATGATTATTACATTTGCCATGTTTTATATGATTATTCTTAGTAATAATATCAGAGGAATTTTTACCTGTAGACAAACCACGTTTTTCGAAAATAATAAACCCCTCGTATATTTGACTTCATTTGTTTTATTTTATTTTTTATGCTCTCTTGTTTCTAATACCGAAGGTTTAAGATATGTTCCGCCTATACAAAAATTCTTATATACTTTTGTATATTTCTTGATATTTTTAATAACCACTCGTCTTGATTTTAAAATTACATTTTTTGTTCTAGCTATAATCTTTTTGATTTATTTTATTGAACTTAACAAAAACTATTATTTGAAACATAAAGATTCTCAAAATGATGATTTAGAACCAGGTGGATTGCAAAAAGAATATTCAGATCATTGGATTACATTAGATTATCCATTTAAAATTAGATTATTTCATGTTAAACCAAGTCATTTTGTTTTTATTGAAAAAGTAGAAAAAATGTTATATATCTTAATTTATGTATTAGTTATTTTAGGATTAATTGCATATGGTGGAGAAATTAAAGATACGTTAAGAAATAAAAAGGATTTAACATGGGTTGATGTTTTTGTGGATACAAATATATGCAATTTAAAAGATAGGCTTCCGGTTTATCATTACATTAAACTAGGTCTTGGATTGAAAATATAAGGCTATAATGATTTTAAAAAAATAATCCCTTCTTTTTAACCTTTCTTTTTTTCTTTGTTTTATTTGTCTTGGTTTTATTTGTTTTTGTCTTATTGGTTTTTGTCTTTGTTGTCTTTGTTTCAACCGGATCCAAAGGTCTGTATCGTAAAAACCACTCTTCGTATTCCGGTTTCCCCTTTTTATCTTTTAATTCCGCAAATTTTTCCGTTTTTTCTGCTCTCATCTCTTCCACTGTTTCTTGATGGCCTATGCAGTTAATACTAAATCTTTTAAGCAATCCCTTTTGTTGTAATCTATTCTTTTCCTGCACCTCAAATAAATATTTTGACATGCATAAAATGCGATCTTTATCATAATATGGTCTATTTGCATATAAAAATGCCAAATAAAAGCTTAACATAGTGTCTATGGTTGCTACTTTAATATCATAACCCTTTTGTTTTAAAACATTATAGCTATGACATGCAATTGGTTCGTAAATAAATGCTACTACATCGTTACCTACACGGATTTCATAATGAGGTGAAATTATTTCCCCTACAGCAGGACGTTTCAATATTTTTACGTCTTTTACATTTATATCTTGTAGCCGTTCTTTCACTATTTGTGAGACAATAAGAGGATCTTCGGCTAGAACATCAAAATCAGGAATCTTTTCTAGGCGTTTTCTTAAATGTCTTGGCATGTATTGAGAATATAATGACACTGCATAGCCGCCGAAAAAAACTACACCTTGATCCATTAGGGTTGATTTTACGGTTTCATATATTTGTTCAGATTTGCTTACATTTTTTCTTTCGCTTACGCTTTTGCTTACGCTTTCGCTTACGCTTAACCCTTTTCCTAAAACTGGTGTTGTCGAGAGCTTTCTCTGAAAATCAATATGTGAGCATTGATGCGCTGTTAACGGATAATTGCGATTTAAAAGGGTAAGCCTCTTTAAAACCTTTTCCCACCTAGACACATCTCCATCCGGTCTAGATAGTTCTAAATACATACCCATTCTTAGCAAATTCGGCGGTGCATATAAAATTCCTGCAACTCTTATTGCTTCTTTTTTTATCGAATTAAAAAGTTCCTTAGGAATATACGATATATCTGCGACAGGAATAAAATTCACATATACTTTATACGTGCCATGATGCTGTCCTGATTTGGCTTCCACTTCAGCAAATCCTTCCTTGATATATATGTCTACTAACTCTTTTGCATTTGTTAGTGCATTCCAGCTGTAAAAATCATAGTCAGGAATTTCTACATCATTGTTATAGAACTGATCTTGTTTTGGAAGAATATTATTAATTGCTGTGCCACCGTAACAGATCAATTGTTTTTGCCTTAAAAAGTTTTCGACAATTCCTATTATGCGTTTGATTTCAGGTGAATTGGCTACTATTTTGCCCTGCTTTTCTTCCGCAGTATCTACCGCTTGTCTTAATATCGCTAGCTCACAATCTTCAAAATTTAAATTTTTACATGTATCATTTTTCATTATATTAATTATATAATATAATCAAATATTATTTTGTAAATTGGTTATTTATTCTGTAATTGTTTCTGTTTTGGGTTCTAAAACTGATTCTGTATTGGGTTCTAAAACCGATTCTGGATTTAAATTTGATTCTGAATCTACTTGTGTTACTTGTGCATCTATTACTACTACTTCTTCAACTAAACTTGTATTTAAATTTGCATTTAAATATCTCGCTCTAGTTGGAACTGGATTTGGCTTTTTCAACCATTCTTCTCTTGATTTATTCACATTGTATAAAAAATTACCCATTTTATTATATTATACTGTATACTTAAACGATTTTAAGTTGTTTTTAAAAATAATATATTATATATCATCTATTTCTTCATCTAAGATCATTGGATTTGTTACTGTTGTTAAAGGATCTTGTTCTGTTTTTTGTTAATAATAGTATTTATTGTTTGTTAGTTATTGGTTAAATATTGTTGATCACAATATTTAGGATTATTTGTAAAATAATATTGCATAAATATATAAAGAAGAGATGTCTGATAGAAGTAGAACAAGAAACGGAACACAATATAGCCTACAACCACAAAAAAAATCAAATTCTAACTCAGGTGAAGTTGCCATGGTTGTAGATGAAGCACCTGTAGGACCTGTAGTAAATTATGATATAAATGAATATAAAACCCTATTAAACGATGACCAAGCAATGAATCCTGATTTTGTTGCGGCAATAAATGCAAATACTAGTTTTGTAACCACATATCCAATTCTTTTTCCTTTTCCAGCAAGTGAAAATGTATTTTTAATTTCTAGATTATATCAACTTCATGGCGCGCCTCCAGTTGGGATGCCTTTGACTCTGTATGTAACAACTACCCGTTTATTTGATTTTTTTACAACTTCTATGAATCAAATTCGTGATTATATCATTCAACCAAATGTAGAAAAATGTATTGTTGGATTAGAAGAACAAAATAATACGATGGCTGTTAATTCTGAATATCAAAGAGTAGTTGATCAAGTTACAGCATCACAACAAGGAACAAATTGTGTTTATCTTACAAAAAATATTTGGGATGATATTGGAGGAACATATCCATCTTGTGCTCTTATTATTAAAGGATTTGGTAATATGAATACTTTTGCAGATGTAAATCCGAATTTTCATTCTCAAATATGGAAAAATAGTCGCACACCAATGCCTCCAGCAGTAGCTGGTTATGTTGGATTAAATACTGTGCCAGCAAGTTTAGGTGGACCTCTAGCACGGGTAAGTCCTCTAAATATGTTATGTTATTCAGTTTATCCTTTTCAAATTCCTGGTGATTTTCAGCCACCATTTCCACCACATGCTGCTGCTAATGAACCTATAGATAATTCTAAAAAATTGGGAACCCGAGATTTAGGTGATTTTTATGAAGCTAATGAATTAGCTCTCAACGGTATTACATTTTTAAAGAATTTATTGCCAAATGGTTATGGATGTTATTGTGCATCGCCAGATAGTGGGCGTCCTATAATTGTTGCATTACAAAGAAATGAAGCTGATGGCCCAGTTACTAATGTTTTTATTTGTGTGCATATGCTAAATGCAAGTCTTTGTAAACGATATAGAAAAATTAGTAATAATCCACAACAATTTGAACCTATAGCAGCTGATAATAATCAAACAGTTTTACAATTAATTGGAGATCCAGCTATTAGTGCTGCTTGGAATACATTTTGTCTTGCTTCACTTCAAAGACATTTAGAAGCCATACTAAGAGATGATTTTGGATTGACTGATGCAAATTTTAATGATAACACAGCATTTTATATGTGTGGGGATTTTAACGATCCAACTGGTAATATAATGACAGCATTAGAAAATCAAGGCATTACACTTTTTGGATTAAATGTTAGATTTAAATTCGGTAAAAATAATCAGAATAATTTTCCGATAACTGGTTGTCCTAATACAAATTCTAGTTTAGCACAAGGTCCTAATCCTGTAGTAAGACCTGCCGTTGGTAATAATTTTGCTAGTTTATTTGCTGCTATAAATAATCAAGGTGATCCAAATTTAATAGCTACAATGCAGGCTTCTTTTATTACAGCTAATCCAGCTTCTTCAATACTTAATCCAAATTTATTTGCATTTATTGGGGATGAAACTGCAGAAGGATCTACAAATAATCAATTATTGGCAGGAATTAATGCTCTAGTCACTGATTTTTTAAATTTCAATGATTTAAGAACTGATCATTTAATTCCTGTTGTAAGATTTACACGTAATATGGTTCCAATGGATTTTGGCGGCGGTAGGCGTCGTCGCAGATCAAGACGACGCAGTGCAAGAAGAAAATCATATAAGAGATATAAAGGACATAAACGTCGTCGTTATACGAAAAAAGGTAGACGACGTGCTAGACATAGTCGCAAAAGATAATTAAATAATATAATATAATTTAATATTACATATTTATTAAATTATAAATTATCTATTTCTTCATCTAAAAACATCGGATTTGTTACCGTTATTTGTTCATCTTCTATTTCTTTTTTTGGTTCTGTATTTAAATAATAATAAGTTGTTAGAACAGACATAAAAACATCTGCAAACATTTCTGTCAAAAATAAATCTACCTGTGCTAACAATAAATTCATATATATATACCAGTCTACCCAATTATAAATAGTTATAACATTGGTTACTTCATATGCAAACCCTCTTATTTGTTTTGGCTTTACTATATTTATATCTTGCACGCTATTTATTAGCCATGGTTTCAATATATTACCAATACTAGTTCTTATTAAACTATTTATAAAACAATATAACACTGCAATAAAATATTTGCCTCCTGTATTGATTGGTATTCCTATTATTATAAAATCATCATGTGGCCCAAATCTGTAATAATTAGCGCCTGTCTCATTCATGTGATTATATAAACAGCTTATGGTTATTGATATAATCGCAATCCAAATAATTACTATTCGACTTACTAGCTTTTCTATGTTTGTCATTATTCGATCTATATTATTGTTTGCAAATTATATTTAAGCTTTATTTAAATTAATACTTAAAGATAATTATTAAAATTAATATTTGTTTTATCGGTCATTATATTTCAAATTGGTAAAAGTCCGATTTCACTTCACGTGTAGCAAAAGACACATTTGGATCCTGCGCCGGTGGATCCGATATTACTTCCGGAATATAGCGCAGTTTCTCCGGTTTTAAAATAAATGCACGTCCTGCTTCATTAAAAAGTAAATCATTTTCCTCCAAATTGGTATCCACGGTTTGATATCGCATCGCTAACAACTGGACACCATAGGTCCTCATTGTAATTGAACTTGGATTATCAGGATTTGAACCTTTATCGGGCATTCCTATTGTCATACCTAGCTTATTGTGTTCAATTAATTCTACCATATCCGGTGCATTTATTATATCATAATAATTTAGCGCACGCATAAAAATAGAATTACTTGTCATGTTCACGTATTCATAAAATGCTTCAGATTCCATAAACGATAGATTGCTTCTGTCTACAATTATTGCTACTTTTCCCGCCATTTCTGGCAATTTTACCGCACCAAAATTTTTACCTTGGTTTTCAAAACTATATTGTTTTCCCATTAACATATCATTATGACTTTCCAATAACTTGGCAAAATTATCATACATTGGCAGGTTTGAACTCTTTATACGCAAATTTAAAATAATCGGATCAAATGGATTCGGTGCAGTTGAGCTGGCAAATGCATAGTCTCTTATGATGTTTAGCACATCACTGAATGGCACTGAATTAAATGTTTCCTTCACGCAATAATTATCTGATGTAGAAGTTGCTACAACAGGTTGGTCATCTATGGAATATACTTCGAAATCTAGCCCTCTTACACCTTGCTTAATAAGATCTTTTAAAACACATGTATTAACATATCCATTTTTGTAATTTCCTCCCGAACAACAATTGTAAGCGGATTTAATATAATAATCTCTGAATGAATATTGATACATTTCATTGTTCGTATCGATTGATCTTATTTTGCCATTTAATTCTCCAAAGATGCCATCCATGTTTTTGCAATCTCTAACTTTCATGCCATCCGAAAATAGGGTTCCTGAATAATAAAAATATACCATAAATGCTATTAATATTATGAAGGTTGTTACAATTGTAAAAGCCTTTACTGCAGTGCCTTCTTGCATATTTTTTAACATATTCATTCCATCTTCTATTGCTTTTGTTCCTTCTGACATATATTTATATTAATATAATATTTTTACTTTTTACTTTTTACTTTTTACTTTTTATATATTATACTCAAATAAAGAATTAAAAAATAATAACAATATATACTAATTATGGCCGGTGGTTTAATGCAATTAGTAGCCCAAGGGCAACAAAATATTATTTTAAACGGTAACCCTTCAAAAACATTTTTTAAATCCACTTTTGCACAATATACAAATTTTGGCTTACAAAAATTCAGAGTTGATTTTGAGGGTTCTAAAACATTGCGTCTATCAGAAGAATCTACATATACTTTTAAAATCCCTCGTTATGCTGACTTGCTAATGGATTGTTACCTTTCCGTCGTTTTACCTAACATTTGGAGTCCTATTTTGCCCCCGCAAGATCCTAATAATGACACTATATCTCAGAATGCTAATAGTGAAAATTGGGTCCCTTATGAATTCAAATGGATACAAAATTTAGGTGCAAAAATGATCTCTAAAATTAGTATTACATGTGGTAATTTTACACTTCAAGAATATTCAGGCGACTATTTGTTAGCAGCTGTTGAGCGTGACTTTACGGGTCAAAAAAAACAACTATTTTATGAAATGATTGGTAATGTTCCTGACCTAAATGATCCTGGCAATGCCGGTTCCCGCGTCAACTCTTATCCAAATGCTTTTTATAGTCCTGCCTTAGCCGGTCCTGAACCATCTATTAGAGGCCGCATTTTATATATTCCATTAAATAATTGGTTCGGTCTTAAATCACAAATGGCCTTTCCATTAACGTCACTTCAATACAATGAGTTACATATTAACGTCACTTTGAGACCTATTAATCAGCTATTCCAAATTCGTGATGTATTTGATTCTGTCTTTAATTTTCCGTATATAGCGCCCAATTTTAATGCTTGGTATATGCAATTTTATCGATTTTTGCAGCCACCTCCTGACATCAATATTGGCATCAATTCTTATTCCGATCAAAGAACATTGTGGAATGCCGATGTGCATTTAAATTGCACTTATTGCTTTTTATCTAATGAAGAAGAGCGTGTTTTTGCGCTAGAAGAGCAGAAATATTTAATCAAACAAGTCCATGAGCAAAAATTTTACAATGTA